CAGGCAATAATTCAATCATATTTCCTGGCGGCCAGGAGTCAATAAAAATATGGAGACGATCGTCGATACCACACCCCCTCCCCACGACACCCCCCCCGGGGGGCCCCCCACACGCGCGCGCGCGCGCGCGACCCCCCTCAGAAATTCGGCTAAAAATAAAAAGGGGTCATCGAAACCCGGCCCGGCATCCAAGGTCGACGAACAAGCCACCCCGGCAGGATTCGCGGAGGGTGTGCTCAGGTTAAATCTATACCCCTGGCAAAAGGAGGTCATGAATAACCTGGCCCCAATCTATAGCCGGGTAGCGCTAGTGGCTGCGAACGGTTCCGGCAAGACGTCAAACGTCATCGCCCCGGCCCTGGTCTGGCACATGGTATGCTTTGAGGAGTCTTTGAGCGTCGTTACCGCGTCAGTGTATCGCCAGGTCGAATCTGTGCTCTGGCCTGCAATTAAAGCCCTTCTAAGGCCCTTTGGCGACATGGTTGAGGTCACCAGTGGGGAAATCCGCTTCAAGCATGCCTCGGGGCGTATAAGCCGAATTTTGGGGTTTACAGCAGGCAATGACAACGAGTCAGCAGGCCGGGCGGAAGGTTTTCACGCCGCGAACCACGAAACCGCTCCCCTCATGTATGTGGTAGACGAGGCCAAGACCGTCCAGGACCCGATCTACGTTTCAGTGTTTCGATGCCAACCAACCCGCCTCCTGGTCGCCAGTTCGCCCGGGGCCCCAGTGGGTCAGTTCTACCGATGTTTTACAAAGGAAGCAGATCTGTGGAAAAAGACCCGGGCAACTGCCTGGGACTGTCCACACATCAGTCCGCTATACATTTCAGAGATTCAGCAACGGTATGGGGTAAACAGTCCGTTCACTCAGTCCATGCTCAAGGCAGAATTCATGGACTTGGGCGAGGAGCGCCTAGTCGTGAGCCTGGGTAGCTACGACAACTGCGTAAACAACCCTCCTGTCCCTAATGGGACAGACAGGGCGGCTGGCATCGACTTTTCCGCGGGTGGCGACGAGAACGTAATCGCTATCCGGGAGGGAAACCGAATCCTCCCACTGATCACATGGCGCGAAAGGGATACGATGGCAACGGTCGGGCGGATCATCATGGAACTAAAGAAAGCCGGGGTTAAGCCGGAGCAAGTATTCGCCGACGCCGGGGGCCTGGGCCTGCCGATGTGCGACGCACTGAACGAAGCCGGGTGGACCGTGAACCGAGTAAACTTTGGTGGCAACGCCAGGGACAGCGACGCCTACCAGAACAGGGGTTCGGAAATGTGGCACAGGCTGGCCCGGAAGATCGACACTTGCGATATCATCCTGCCCGAAGACGATATTCTAAAAAGCCAACTAGTGACCAGGAGGGCCCAGGCAACGTCCCGCGGGAAGCTGGGCCTGGAGTCGAAAGACGCAATGCGGTCCCGCGGAGTGGCGTCTCCGGACAGGGCCGACGCGGTTGTCATGGCATGCGACAACGCGGGGCTTGACTACGACTTGACAATGGCATACACGCGTCCATCTTTGCTTGAACTAATGAAGCAGGCGTCCGCGGACACTGAAATGTCCGGTTGGGATGCCGGGGGATAAAAGGGGGAATAAAACATGAACTGGAAAACAACTGCAACTGGAGTTTTGTCAATCGTAGTAGCCGTCGCTGGAGCAGCGGTGGAATTTTTGAAGACAGGCAAAGTGCCTGAGCTCGGAACACTCATCGCCGCGATCATCGCCGGAATCGGACTGATCAAGGCCGCCGACGCCAAATAAGATTTTGTGTTTTCGTGGATCGGCGCACTCATCGAATTGCTGAAGGCAATTGTAGGATTGTTCCCCGGGGAACGTGAGCGCAATGAGTCCGCAATTAGGAAAGAATGGTCGGACGCTCGCAATCGTATTGACGCTTCTTTCGGTGGTAGCGCTTGGTGGTTGCGCAACCGTAAGCCCGGTGGTGAGGACGTCGGGGAACGCGGACAGACTGATCAACGATCCAAGGTTTGAAGAGGTCACAAGATCTACTCCTAACGTTCAATCCTGGGCATACGACGCAGTACACACAATAAACGATTTAGAATACGAAGTAAGAACAAGGAACAATGGAACCAATCAATAACGAACTTCATACGCGCATCCTCCGGGATCTGAAGAACCGTGCGACATGGGACGCCCGGCAGAGGCAGTTCTATGAGATGCGAACGTTTGGAATGCGTCGCAAGGTTAAGCCATGGCCCACCGCGGCGGACATGCACGTCGCTTTGATTGATCGTATTATCGAGCGCCTCAAACCCAACTACGTCAACTCAGCCCTGGGCAACGACGTCGTCGCCGGGTTTGTGCCTATGCGCCAGCAACTGGCCCCACTCACCGTCACTGCCGAGCGCTACTTCGACTACAAGATCCGGGAGCGTACCGCATTCCAATTTGAGATCGTCCGCCTAATCGACGACATGCTTTTATTCGGTCGCTCCGTACTCAAATCAATTTGGGACGAGGGCAAGAAGGAGATCATTTTCCAGGCGATCGATCCGACCAGGTTCATCGTTCCTGACCAGACAGTTGCCTTGGACGACGCCGACTACCTTTGCCACGTCATGGTCCTGTCCGTTGACCAGTACAAGCGCGTCGCGGCCTACAACCAGGACGAGGACTTCATCAAAAGGATCGCCGGACGCGGGACCAAGTTCGAGGGCATCAATACCGAAAAAGAACAAGCCGTTTACCAACGTGAAGGTATCACCTACGACTCTCGCCCGGACCGGATCATCCTTTGGGAGATCTACACCAGGAACGAAGATGACGAGTGGAATGTTTGCACATACTCGCCCCTAGCAACGACCGAGGCAGTGCGTGAAGATTTCGTTCTTCCCTACAAACATAAGCAGTGTCCGTTCACAGAGTTTAGCTATGAGTTGACCAACGGAGGATTCTATTCGTCACGCGGGGTCGCCGAGATCCTGGCTGCGAATGAGATGACCCTGGCGAAGCTGAAAAACTCCATGCTCGACTTCCTGGAACTTGCGAACCGTCCCCTGTTCCAGGCCGACAATCCTGTCTCTCTCAACATGGCGAATCTCAAGATGCAACCCGGGCAGATCTTGCCACAGGGCATCAAGCCTGTGCAGATGACGACCCCTCCGATGGACTTCATGCGCGTCATGTACGACGAACGCGCAGAGGCAGAGCAGAGGGTTGGAACAATTGATTTCGGAGTCGGCAACAATCCCGCGGAACCTGGTAGCTCCAGAAAAACAGCAACTGAAATTCAAGCATTGGTGAACACCGGGTCCGCGGGAGCCGATTTAAGAAACCGTCTTTTCCGAATGTCGCTAGGTCGCCTGTTCCGTCAGTGCTGGTCGATCTATCTGCAGTACGACAAGAAGGATCTGAACTTCCGCTATGCAGAAGATACCGGGACCGTCCCGCCGGAAGCATTGCACGAACAGTATTCGATCATGCCCAAGGGTGGGTACGATTTCCAGACTCGCCAGTTCCAACTCCAGAAGGCAGTAGCCCGGATGCAACTGCTCGGACAGTCTCCGTTCATCAACCAGGCTGAACTTGTTAAGTCTGTGCTCGAACTAGACGATCCGAGCCTGGTACGTCGTTTGGTCCAGGACCCGATGATGAACCAGCAGGAGCAGAGAGAAGAGCAGGCAAAGGAACTCGCCGCAATGATGACGACCGCGTTCCCGATCGCAATCAAGCCGACCGACGATCACCGGGCCCATCTTGAGATCATCTTTGACTTCCAGCAGGCTGCAGAAAAAGGATTCCGACAGATTGACCAGGCAACAGCCCAGGCGATTGGTCAGCACTTGAACCAGCACTTACAGGCGCTGGAACAGATTGATCCGAACACTGCCAGGGCGATTACTGCCGAGCTCAAGAAAATGGACAAGGCAAAGATGAGACAGCAGGAGCAACTAATGGGGGCCCAAGGTCAATTGCCTACTCCAGAAATGGCTGGACAAGTTCCTCCCGAGATGGCACAACCGATGGTGTGATTGCGCTAATGAGGCCAGAGGAGCAGTTGAATGCTCTTCGTGCGTTGTATTCTTGGGCGAATGAAATTAATGTGGATGGAATAGCTGTTGAAGTTGGCACTTTCTCCGGAGAGAATGCAGTCGTAATGGCTAAATATTTCAATAGGGTAGTGACAATTGACCCATGGTTGAATGGGTACGACAAAGATGATCACGCATCAAATGCAGATATGGCAGAGGTAGAAAAAAAATATTTAGAACGCACCGAATCCTTTACAAATATTTCACATATAAAATTGCCAAGCATTGAGGCGTCAAAGCAATTTGATGATGGGTCTGTTGACCTTGTGTACCTAGATGGGGATCACCGGGCCGAGGCCCTAGTGGCGGATATCGATGCCTGGAAGCCAAAGGTCAGGCTGGGAGGAATTCTTGCCGGACATGACATAAACATAGAAAGTGTGCATGATGCTCTCAAGCAAAGGTTTATGGGAGTTACTGCAAGTATATTCACAGATAGTTCATGGGGGATAATCATATGACAAAACTAAGGGCAATCTTAAACTTTATACGCTTTACCAAGTGGGTCGACGAGCCGGAATGGACCGGGGACGACGCCAGGGCGCTTGGTAGTTTCATGAGATCAGAGCATGGAGTGAGATTTGCCGCGGTGCTCAGAAACATGACTATTAGGCAAGATTCTAGTGCTGTTCAAAAAGGTAGCTTGACAGCATGTGGATTTGCAATAGGCTTCCGATCTGCAGTGGCTGTTATCGATTCCCTTGGAATTGATGCCACTCATCCCGCGGGAGGGGCAGACGACTAGAGGTTACCCGCGGAGTACATAGACTAGTCACAATCCCGCCCGGGATCGTTAACCATTCCGGGGCTGGAG